GGAAAGCTAGAATTAAATCAATTAAAGACGCAAACCCAAAGAGTTAATAAATGGCATATATAGGCAGAGGATTAGATAAAATAAGTAATGTAGAGGTACTAGATAATATTACTTTTGATGGCAGTTCTAGTTACACATTACAAAAAAATAGTGTAAATTTTATACCTAGTTCTGCAAACACATTATTACTAAGTATTGATGGTATAGTTCAAGCTGGTAATTTTACTGTATCTGGTTCAACAATAGATTTTGGAACAGCAGTAGCAGGAACTTCTACTTGCAATTTTGTATTACATTATGGAGTTGGATTAATAACAGCACCTAGTGATGGCACAGTTACAACTGCTAAAATAGTTGATTCTAATGTAACAACAGCAAAACTAGCTGATGATGCAGTAACAGCAGCTAAAATTAATAACGATATTATTTCTGGCTCAACAGAACTTGCTACAGCTCCAGCAGATACAGACGAATTTTTAGTATCGGATGCTGGTACATTAAAAAGAATTGATTACTCATTAATTAAAGGAAGTTCAGATTTTGTAAAATTAGCAAGTGCTGAAGTTTCAAGTTCAGTTGCAAATGTTGACATTGAGGGTTATTTTTCAAGCACATACGAAAATTATAAATTAATTTTAAATTCAGTTCACCCAGCATCTACTTCTTCTATTGGAATTCAATTTAAATTTGGCAGCAGTTATTCAACTGGAAACTATTATTGGGTGTGGGATGGTGCACAAGTTATAAATAATGGTACTGTATCTTCTATTGACAATGGTAGTTTTGGTTCTGACAGAGTTTATATAGGTGGAACATCACATACAAACCAAGATTGGTCAGGTCATTGCATTGTTGATATTTTTCAACCATATAAATCAGATAGACACCAATATATTAGAAGTAGATTTATAGGTGGAAATGCAAATTCAAACACTCCTTTTGCTGTTTTAGATAGTGGTGGAATACAATATACCGATTTATCTGCTTGTACAGGATTAAGAGTTTTAATGGGTTCAGGAAATATTGAAAGTATGGATTGGACTTTATATGGGATGAAAAATTAATGACTAAATATAAAAATGTAAATGGCGTACATATAGAATGTACTGCTGAAGAAAAAGCAGCAATTATTGCAAGAGAAGATGCTTATGCTGCACAATCTGCTCAAAGAAAACTTAATGAAATAAGAAAAATGAGAGATCAAAAGTTAAAAGAAACTGATTACATGGCAAACAGCGATTACACTATGCCAGATAATATAAAAGTTTGGAGGCAATCGTTAAGAGATATTCCACAAGATTACACTACAGAAGCAGAATATGATACATTATTAGAAACTTCTGGAGAGTTTCCTAATATACAATTAACACATTTAATTTGGAGTAAAAAATTATGGCAATAATTAAACCAAACAATAATACAATATCTGCGATAACAGCTTTACCAGCAGCTATTTCTACTGGTAAGGTTTTGCAAATACAAACTACAACTAAAACAGATACTTTTTCAACATCATCTACTTCTTATACAGATGTAACTGGATTATCTGTTTCAATAACTCCATCATCTAGTTCTAATAAAATTTTTGTAATGGCTCATGCAGCAATAGATCATGGAAATTCTAGAACAATGATGGTACAACTTGTAAGAGGAAGCACAGCTTTACATATTGGAACAGCAGCATCAAACAGACCAGGTGCTACATTTTTTACTCATTCAGATGAAGCTAATGATAATACTGTTCATTATACTGGTGCTTTTCAATTTTTAGATACACCTAACACAACATCAGCTACTACTTATAAATTACAAGCAAGAATTTCAAGCAACAATGCTGGTCATATAAATAGAACAAGTGTTGATTCTGATAATAGTAACAATGCTAGATCAGCATCAGGAATTACTGTAATGGAGATAGCTGGATGATTATAGAAGCAATATTAAAAATTAATCCAAATGCAGAAGTTATTGTTGATGGAAATGATATTAATAAAATTACATGGTTAAATGGAACAACACCTATACCAGTAACTGACATAGAAGCTAAGATGGCAGAGATGGCTAATGAGCCAGAACAATCTCAATATGCAGAACAAAGAAGAAATTCTTATCCACCAATAGGAGATCAACTGGATATGCTATGGCATACAATGGATAAAGATATGGAATTACAACATAAGTTTTACGATTTTTACCAAACAATAAAAAAGGTTAAAGTAGCTTATCCTAAAAACTAATGAGTAGAATAGAATCTTTAAAAAAGGATTATGAGTCTAAAATTTTAGAAGCAGACGAAAATATAAAAATACTTCTAAATAATCCTGTAATAATACCTGATCACACAGATATAAATAAAGAAATAGATCAACAATTAGAAAAAAAAGAAAAAAATTATTCTAAACTACAACATTTATTAAGTTACATACCAAAAGAAACAAATGGCAAATAGTTACAAATTTTTCGGTAAAGCACTAGCTACTGCATCAGAAACAACATTAATAACTGCTGCAAGTAATGAAACTATAATTATTAAATCTATAAGAATTACAAACAATACAGCAAACACACCAACTGTATCTATGGATGTAGCAGATAATTCAGCTAGTGCAGAATTTACAATATTTAATACAAAATCACTCACAGCAAATAATTCTGAGGAATTATTAAGTGTGCCTTTAGTTTTAGAAAGCTCAGATGCACTTAAAGCAACAATTAGTTCAACAGATAGTGTTCACATAGGAATTAGTTTTTTGAGCATTACATAATGAACATAGTACAAATACCAACATCAAATTTAGATGATGTTTGGAGTTTAGTTTTAAAAGACATAAAAGAAGCTTTATCATACTCAGGTAATTATACTGATAGTGATTTTGTTTTAGAAAAATTAAAAGAAAAAAAATTTCAACTTTGGATTATTTGGGATAAATCTAAATCTACAACATTAGATAAATATTATGGTGTTGTAGTTACAGAAATAATACAAAGAAAACTTAGACGATCTTGCAATATATTTATTGTTACAGGTAGGCACAGACAAAAGTGGCAGCACTTAGTTAGCGAACTAGAAAAGTTTGCAATAGATAACAACTGTAATTCTATGGAACTTATCGCAAGACCAGGTTGGGATAAAATAATGCAAAACTTTGATTACAAAAAAACTCATGTAGTTTTAGAAAAACAATTAAATAAAAAGGAGAATGATTAATGTCATTTGGTGGAAATAGTGGTGGTGGTACACAGATGCAAACTGTTAATCCATACGAACCAGCAAGACCAGCTTTAAATCAAATTATATCAGAAGCTGGAAATTTATATGGTCAAGGAGTACAAGCATCAGGTTATGTAGCTCCCTCTCAACAAACAATAACTGGACTTGCTGGACAAGAATTAATGGGTACTGCTGCACAACAACAGCTATCAGATACATTATCTGGTAAATATCTAAATCCATTTTTATCACCTTTATTACAAGGTGCTGGATCAGATATTGCAACTGCAATAAACACAGAATTTAGTGGTGCTGGTAGAACACCAGGATCATCAATGAATCAACAACAAATAATACAAGGTATAACAGATGCTGCATTACCAATGGCATTTGATTCTTATGAAAGAGAACGACAAAGACAATTAGGTATTGCTAGTGCTACACCTAGTTTAGTACAAACTGGAGCTCAATTAGAAAATATTGAAAGACAAAAAAACTTAGCACCTTTTGCTTCACTACAACAATACAGTAGTTTAGTAAATCCAATTGCTAGTGGTTTTCCAGTACAAACAGGCTCAACACAAACACAAGCTAATCCTATAACAACTGCTATGGGTGGTGCATTAATCGGATCAAAATTTGGTGGATTTGGTGCAGCTATTGGTGGAGGTTTAGGCTTTTTAGGAGGGTTATTATAATGGATAAATTTAAAAAAATAATTTTTGATATTGAAGTTGATATAGATAGAAAAACTTCAAAGTACATCATGTTATTATTAATACTTAGTGTTCTTGGAATAATATTTTAATGAATAATTTAAAAAACGCTGTTGGTTTGTTAAATGCACAAGCACCAGAGGGTGAGTTCCTTGCATACATTAATCCTAATGAAGCTAAAATGCTTAAAGATGCTGGTGGTTCTGGATTATTAACACCACAAGGAATACCATCTTATAGAGGCGTAGGTGGGTATCAAAGTGGTCAATCTGCTCCAGCTAGCAGCTCAGATAAAGGTGAGGTTTCATCAGACTCAGGTTTTAGCGGAGGTGGTGGAAACAATAACAACAACAATAATAATAACAATAACACTGGCGGTGGTGGTGGTAATGATAACAGAGAGCAATATGGTGCTGTTACTCAATACACAACTACAAAACAAGCTATGGGTACTGTTGATGCTGAGGATGAATACTTAGCACCTGACATAGATCATTTTAAAGCTACACAAAAAGCTATTAAGAAATCTAATAAAGCTTTAGGTGACTTAGATCAATCTGATTACAATAGTTGGTCTAAAGAGGATCAAGAAACATATCAAAAAGAAATGAATAATTTAAAAGGCACAGAGGGTGTTAATTATTCTTTTTATGCTGGTAATGAGGGAACTACAAATTTAAGCTTTAGAGAAAATTGGAGTGACACTTACGCTACTAATCCTGGACTAACACCAGTTTTAAGATTTTTGGTTGCTGCTGGAAGAACTATACAACAAAATGCTACAACCGATTATGGCACAGGCAGATATGGTGGTGCTGGTACTGATGGCAGTAGTATGTATGCTGTTGATGGTGGTGGTTGGTTAGGTAGAGTTTTTAATGCTGATGGTAGTATTAATGAAAATGTATCTGAAAGCGAAGCAGAGTCTATTTATAATGAAGTGCAAAACCAATTACCTTTTTTAATTGGTGGTACACAACCTAAAGACTCTATGGTCAATCAATACTTTGCAAATAATTCTAACAATCTTGGTATTTCTCAAAATTTTATGACTAGCTATGACCAAGCTAAAGCAGATTTAGCTAAAACATTAAACATGACAACTAATGCAAATCAGTTTGGTTATAATGCTAATATGTCAGCAAGTAATATTTATTACAACTATCTTAAAGAACAAGGACTATTATAATGGCAGACTCACCTTTTAAAGGCTTACTATACTCACCAGAAGTATTAGGGGGTATTGGTTTATTAACTGCTGGACTATCAGGTCAAAATCCTGGTGCAGCTTTACCAAATTTAATACAAGGCATGAAAACAGCATCTATGTTTACTGCTATGGAAGAAGAAGAAGAAAAAAGAAAATTTAGAAAAGAATTTGCTAGTCAAGTACCAGAGGAAGATAAAGCATTATTTAAAGCATTTCCTTTAGAATATATTAAAAATAAAAAATTTAAAAATCAAAAACCAAATTTAAAAGAAATTTATGATCCAACAATGAATGATGGTAAAGGTGGCTTTAGATATGAAAAAGCAAGTAACATTGCAAATAATCCAGAAAGCTATCAAAGCAAACCAGTTAAAGGAATAAAGCCTGATTTAATTACAATGAAATCACCTGATGGTAAAGATATTGTTAGTTTAAATTTAGGCAACCCAGATGATATTATTAAATTAGAAGATTTACTTCAAAAAAATTACACAGAGTTTGAACAAAAAGTATCAGCAACTAATGTAAGTGGATTAAGTCAAAGCACAAAAACAAAAGTTGAAAAAGAATTAATAGGTGCAGATAAACTTTTAGGTCAGTTACAAGCTACTCAAGCAATGTTTAAAGATGAGTTTTTAACAGTTGGTGGTAAAATTAGGTATCAAAAACTTTTATTACTTGATAAAGCAAATGTTCCATTAAACCAAGATGATGCTGCATATTTAAGAAGTTACAGTACATGGGATCAAAATAATCTACAATATTTTAATCAATACAGAAAAGAAATAACTGGTGTTGCTGCTGGTGAAAAAGAAATTGCATGGTTAGAAGCATCTATACCTAGTTCTAAAGATACTCAAACTACCTACAGAGCTAAAATGAAAAATCAGATTAGAATACAAACTGAGTTACTTGAAAAAGCTAAAGCATTTAAAGAGTCAGGTGGAACAGTTTATACAATTAATGACAAAGGTGAAAAAGTTTATTCTGAGGGATTTGGTAAATATTTAAAAAATAAAATTAAACCAAGTGGTGAATATTTGAATGAACTATTTATTTCTTATAAAGTTGATTATGATTATTCACCAGAACAAGCAATACAATTAATGAACATACAATTTCCTAATCAAAATTGGGAAGAAATTTTAGAAAAATATATAGCTGGTCAAACTGGAGGTAGTTTATAATGTCAAATTTTTTGAGTAATTATTACAAAACTATTGATGTTGAAAAAGAACTAGAAAAAATTTTACCAGCAGATGAAAAAACTATAGACACAGAAAAAGTAGAAAACCAAGATTTATCTATTATTGAACAATCTTTAGATCCTCTTTTATCTGTATCAAATAAGTTTGTTGGATCAGCAGTACAAATATTAGATTTACCTTTTATGCTTTTAGATGCTGTTGATACTGGTAAAGATTTTGTATTTAAAAAAATGGCTACTGCATCTGGTATGTCAGAAGCAGATCAAAATGAAATTATTGAAAAAAGTAAACTTCCTGTAGATATTACTGAATTTAGACCAGGTAAATTTATTAATGATAATTTTTTAAATGATGCTGCTAACTATGAAGCAAAAACAACTGTTGGTAAATTTACTGGTACAATGGGTGAATATATGCCATTCGGATTACTTGCTAAAACACCAAAAGCTAAAACAGTTTTGATGGGTACTGGTGGTGCAAGTGGTTTAATAGATGAAACTGCCACACAAACTTTACAAAGTGAGGGTATAGGCACTGGTGTTGGAGTTGCTAGTAATGTTATATTAGATTTACTTGCACTTAAAAAAGGTAATTTAGCTGGTGTAATTGAAAATGTAATACCAGACGCACAAACAATTAAAAATGCAAAAAAAATACAAAAAGATGCAAAAGAATATGGTCTTAATATTACTACTGGTGAAGCAACAGAATCAGCATCTATTTTAAAATTAGAGGGTTCTACAAATGCAAATATTATAGGTAATAAAGTATTAGATGCACATTGGAAAAATAGACCATTAGAGCTAAAAAATTATATTACTAACTGGGGTAAAGCTAATGGATTATTGCCTGACTCTGGTAAGATTACAAGTAGCAGTATTAATGAACAAGTAAAAAAAGTAGCTTTGCAATTAGATCAACAAAGATCAAAAATGTGGCTTAAATCTGGTGGTGCAACATTTAACAAAAGTTTCTTTGACTCACAATCTGTAGATAATGTAAAAATAGCATTATTAAAAGTTGCTGAAAATGCACCTGACGATATTGCAAAATATTTAACTAGACAAGCAAATGCTATTGGAAAATCAAATGGTAGTGGAGCAAAAATAAATAAAATTTATCAAGATTTAAGAGATGGTGGTATTCAATCAGCTAAGAACGAAAACTTTACCTCTGCTAAAAGTTATGAGGAAGCTAAAAATGTTTTAAAAGAATTATTAGTAACTAATAAAGATTGGGTTAAAGCTAATAAAAAATACAAAGTGTTTTCTGAAACTTTTGAAAAACCTTTGAGCAAAGGTTCGGTAACAGAGTTGTTTAACGATCTTAAAAAAGGTAAGTGGATAGAAAGTTCTAAGACAAATGCAAATATTTATAAATATATTACATCACCAAATGTAAGACCAATTGATATTCAAAAATTAGCAACTGCTGTTAATAAAAGTGGTGTTAAAGGTGCTTGGGAAAATATAGCAAGTGATTTCTTTAACAATGCTTTTAACAAAGCTGCCATAGATAATATGAATAGAGGTCTTAATACTGGTAATAATTTTTATAACGCAATTTTAAAGACACCTAGAAATAAAGAAAACTTTACTGAGGTTATGTATCAGTTGGCTTTAACAACAAATAAAAATGTTAAAAAATCTGATGTTCAAAAAGCAGTAACTTCTTTTGCTAATGTTTTAAAAGCTAGTGGAGCTGGTGGTAAAGTAGGTTCTACAACTGCTACAAACATAGGTGCTAAAGAACAATTAAGTAAAACACCATTAGATGTGTTAGAGGGATTTGCATTAACTGGAATAAAAAAATGGTTTGGTGAAAGAGCATATAGCAAATCATCAACAGAAATTGCAGAAGCTTTAGTTAGCCAAAAAGGAATTGATGCTTTTATAGATTTAGCTCAAAATTGGAAAAACAAAAATAAAGCTGTAAGTTTATTAAGAGCTTTAACTATAGCTACTGATGAGGAATAATGGCTACTCAATCACAAAAAAATTCTGAACAGATTATAAAATTACAAGGTGAGATCAAATTAATACACAACAAGATTTCAGTAATTAAGGACAACCATTTATCTCACTTAGATATTAAGGTAACAAATGTTTACAAACTTTTATGGGCAGTAGGTTTAGTAAGTCTAAGCTCCTTGATAAGCCTAATAGTAAATCTACTAAGCTAAGTACAAATATCAAAGGCACAATTGGTGAATACCAGGAAATAGTTAATTTAACTAAAAAAGGTTATTGGGTAGCAAAAGCAGTTGATCCACAATGTCCATTTGATTTAGTTGCAGTAAGTCAAACAGGACAAGTTACTTTGCTTGACATTAAAACTAATACATATCGAAAAAATGTTAAATCTTATCGTAGAAAAATTTGGCGTACACCAACTGCTAAGCAAAAGAAACTAGGTATTAAAATTGTAATGGTAGATCATGGTAATAAGTTATGAAAAATTTAAAATTATCTGAGAACACAGGAATCCAACTCCCAGCTAAAAACCTTTTAATGATCGTAGCTGGAGCAGTTGTTGCAACAATTAGTTTTTTTGAATTAGAAAATAGGATTGGTAGTTTAGAAACAAGTAGAGAATTATTTGAAGCTGATTTGCTTAAAAAATCAAATCAGTTACCAGTAGATCAAGAACAATTCATGTTGCTAGAACACATAGCATCACAAGTAGAAAATATACAAAAAGAAATGGAAACAATGAGAAACAACAATGTTAATATAAATTATGCAATGAAAGACATTGAAAAAATTAAAGAAAGTTTAGAGCAAGTAAAAGACAAAGTTAGAGCTAATGGAGGTCATTAATGGAACAAGTTGTAATAGCTTTACTTTTATTAGTTAATAATCAAATTACAGAAGCAAGATTGCAACCTGATCTAAGTTCATGTCTTAAAGGCAAACGCCAAGCTAGTAGAAACACATCAAACAATATTGAATATAGATGTATTAAATCAAAAGCAGAATTAGAAAAAAACATAGATGGATCATACTCTATTAAAAAACTTATTTTAGAGTAATGCGTAAATTAAACAAGAAACGTAACCCTGTTGCTAGACAACTAAAACATTTTTCTAAAAAAATTATTAAGAGCAAAAAGTTATACGATAGAAAAAAATTACAAAATGTTAGATAGAATTTTATACACATTTTTTGGTTGGTTAGATACATTTTCAGAACATTTAGACAGAGTATTTTTTCCAAAACCAAAAAGAAAAAAAAAGAAATGCAAAGATTGTAAATGTGATTGTCATTGCAAAGACGACTTACACATAAACAAATTTGACCAGGAGCTATGCAACTGTGAGGGATGTCAATGTTAGGAGAGGAATATGAAAGTATTAGAAAAAATTATCTTAGCAATAGAGTGTTTTTGCAGAAAAGTTTATTCAAAGGTTTGGTATTATAGGATTGTATTCACAACAAATCTAAAAAGGAAAACTAATGTACGAAGAAGTCAAAGAAGAAATAAAAGCCTGTGAGGGTTATGTAAATAAAATTTACAAATGCTCAGAGGGTTTTGATACTATATTTTATGGTCATAAGATTACACCTGATGATGAATATGAACATGGTATTGAATATACTAAACAAGAGGGTGAGCTTGTATTTGAAAGAGATTTCCAAACAACATTAAGTGCAGCAGAAAGATTGATAGGGGATAGACCAATTAATAATACAGCTAAAGAAGTTATTATTAACATGGTTTACCAAATCGGTGAGGGTGGAGTTAGCAAGTTCAAGCAAATGTGGAAAGCACTAGACACAGAAGATTATGGTGAAGCTAGTTTCCAAATGCTTGATAGTTTGTGGGCAAAGCAGACTCCTAATAGAGCAAATAAACTTGCTAAAAAAATGCAATCAGCAAAAGAAGTATAGGAGATTATTATGTGGTTTAATATAGCTGCTAAGTTAGTTCCAGGTATGATTAAGACTGGTATGTCTATAGCTGCCAACAGGAGAAAAGTAAAAGAACTTCAATCTGTTGCAGAAATGCGTCATGCAGAAAAGATGGCTTCTGGAGAAATTGAATGGAAGCAGCAAACAATTTCTGCTCAAAAAAACGACTTAAAGGATGAATTTGTTTTGATTTTAATTAGCATCCCCCTCTTGATCGCAGGTTGGGGAGTTTTTTCAGAAGATGAACAAATTATTGCAAAGCTAGATACTTTCTTTGAACAGATAAATAATTTTCCTCTATGGCTACAAGGTTTAATTGTTGGTGGATATTCAACTGTTCTAGGTATCAAAGGTGTTTCTACTTTTAAAAAAAAATAGATGTCTGACAACCTAGATTTGATTAACGAATACAAAGAGCAAGTTCGTATATTAAAGCAAGAAGTAGCTGAGCTGCAAGATGCAGGTAAGTCTAAGGACTCTGCTAATAAAAGATGCTTACAAAAATTAGAACACTCACAACAAGACTTAGATCAAGCTAATAAAAAAATTACAGAGCTAGAAGATCAAGTACACAAATTGACTAAGAAAGATGATAAATGAATTTTGTATTAAATTTAATAATGTGTTCTGCTGTAGCAAACACTTGTTTACCACCTTACAAATATCCAGATTTATTTGTTGATGGCTATTCTTGTATGATAGCTGGAAACTATGAATCTATTTTAAAATTAGAAGAAATAGGTTTTAAGGATGTAAACGAAAATAAAATTTTTATTAAATTTGTATGTACTGAACAACAAATAGTTCCACCACCAAAACCAAAGGTTAAAGCATAATGGCAACTCCAGCATGGCAAAGAAAAGCAGGTAAGTCTAAATCAGGTGGTCTTAATGCAAAAGGTAGAGCATCTTACAATAGAGCTACTGGTGGTAATTTAAAAGCACCTGTAACTACTAAACCAAGTAAATTAAAAAAAGGATCTAAAGCTGCCAATCGTAGAAAGAGCTTTTGTGCCAGAATGTTAGGCATGAAGAAAAGACTTACTTCTAAAAAAACTGCAAGAGATCCTAATAGTAGAATTAATAAAGCACTTAGAAAATGGAATTGCTAAGTGGCTAGGAAAACTTGGAAAAAAAATACAAGTGTTCACTATGTGGGTATTTGTAAAATATGTAAAAAAGAAATCACAAACGATATGAGCTTCTTATCATTCTATGGTGGAACTCATTCACATTTCAAATGCGATAGGGAAAAAAACAATGAAAAAACTAACAGCTAGACAAAAGACTGCTCTTGCTAGACACAAAAAAACACATGGTCATACCAAGAAGCATATTAGTGAAATGAAAAGATTAATGCTCAGAGCTAAGAACCCTCTGTCATTTACACAAGCACACAAACAAACAATGAGAACTAAAGGTAAATAAAATGGCTAATGTACCAACTAACAAAAAATTATACTCAAGGGTTAAAAGTGAAGCTAAAAGAAAATTTAAAGTTTTTCCATCAGCATATGCTTCAGCATGGTTGGTAAGAACTTATAAAAAAAGAGGTGGGGGATATAGGACTACATAATGGCTAGGACTGGTGGATTAAATAAATGGTTTAAA